CACACGGGCACCCCTCCCCAAATTTTCTGAGTTTTTGACGGGAATTCCCGGGCAATTGCTTTCTTGCGTTGCCTTTCTTTTACTTTATCCAGCTTAACGGATGGTTTTTGGAGCTTTATTTGACCGCAGGGCGACCAAGAAAACCACTTGAGCGAAGAGCGCTTGAGTCGAAAGGTGATGGCCAGGCGGTTAGCCATGGTCAAAGCGCTCCAAGCGCGGAATTGGTGCCGCGCGAGAGCGCGCAGTTTCCCGTTTGCCCTGACGATTTGGGCGATCGCGGCGAAGTCGAATGGCTGAAAGTGTGGTCTGCGGGATGGTGGCTCAACGAAGAGCAAGATTACCATTGGGTTTTGACGCTCTCGAAAGCCTACGACGATATGCAGGCGTTCCGCGAGCAAGTTGAGCATGATGGCCTGGTCGTCACTGGCTACGCAGGCCAGATGACAGCTCACCCGCTGATCAAAGAGATTCGCGACTGTGAGCGCCAGATCATGAAGTGTCTCTCGACGCTTGGATTCTCGCCAAGCGATCGTGCACGCCTTGGTATTCAGGCGGTCAAGCAGCAAAACGAGCTTCAGAAATTGCAGAACGCGAGGCGTCAGAACCGGGAGCAATCATGAGCACTTTCTACAGCGCCGCTGGCGAAGACGCTGCGCTTAGCGGAGGTCTCGCTACTGCTGGCACTTGGATAAGTCTTCACAGTGCCTCGCCTGGTACTACGGGAGCCAACGAGATCAGCGGAGGCGCGTATGCGCGCCAGCAAACCACTTGGGGCGCTCCTGGCGGTGGCTCTATGGCTGGCTCTCAGGTCACGATGCCTGTGCCTGCGTCAACGACCATCACGCACTTTGGCATCTGGTCTGCGTCGTCTGGCGGCACCTACATCGGCGGAGACTCGCTGCCAACGCAGGAAACCTACAACGGAGCTGGCACTTACCTGTTGACGCCAACGCAGACTGCTACGGGGTAACCCATGGCGGTCTACTTGACCAACGGGTTTGAAGCGGGTAGCAACGGGAGTGGCGTTACTGCGCTTAACTCCGGAGACAGCGCCGATAACGCGTTTGATATTGTCGTCGCCAATGCTGGTGCGACGATTCTCTACACCAACGCGCAGGCAGCTCACGGAAGCCAGTGCGGGATTTTCACTGAACCAAGTAGTTCACAAACCTGCATTGTGGAATGGTCTGCTTCCCTGACCGCTTCGTCAATACCGCAGGTATGGTTTCGAGCGTATTGTTATATCGCTGCCAATCCGCCGGCTAGTTTCAGAATAGTTACCGCGTTCTCTTCGGGCGCTTTCAATGGCGGGGTAACTCTAAACACTTCAGGCAAGCTTGTAACCAACAATGCCGCGGGCACTGGTGAGACAACAAGCACTGCCACTGTCCCGCTTGGTGCCTGGTTTCGTATTGAGGGATACGTCATTGGTTCGGCGACCGTTGGCCAAGTCTCCGTTTCGCTGTATGACAGCGTGGATTCCGCGACTCCTACTGAGACGGATACTACGCCTGCCAACCTCAACACGACTGGCGCTATCGACGCCATCCGCTTTGGTGATCCTTCGGGCGGAACTAGCTTCAGCTTCTACCTTGACGACCTAGGCGCGAGCGATACGGGACCGCTAGGGCCATCTCAGTTCTCAGGGAGTCCAGTTGGCGCGGTGAGCCTCGCAGCTCCCGTGGCTGGCTCCAAGCGATGCGCAGGCGCTTCAACCGGCGCAGCGGCCCTGTCAGCGATCGTCACGGGTTTCAAGCGCTTCGTTGCCGCGGTAACCGGCGCCGTTCAGCTAACTGCATCTGCCGTTGGCGAGCCAGCGGGAGTGACCGTGATCTCTGGTCTTTTGTCTGGCTCCATCCATAGCGCCAGCGGGAAGCGCGGCAGTATCACGCAATCAAATGACTTGGATGGCACATGGCTCTGAACATTCCTCTTGCAGTCGTGCAATCCAACTTGATCATGCTCAGTTTCCAGATCACGCAGAACGATCAGCCTTTCAACCTGACAGGATGCACGCTCAAATTCATCCTCAAGGCGTCTGCTGGCGCTACCGATGTCAGCGGACTGACGCTTACGCCAAGCATTACGAGTGAACCACTTGGCGAAGGCATGGTCACTATCCCGTATACCGACATAGCAACTTCCGGTAACGAGTGGTACCGCCTTGATGTTATTGATGGCGAAGCGAATCCCGTAACTGCGCTCATGGGCTCATTCACGGTGATTGCCGCATGATATGGCATTGGATTTTGCACGTTACAGGCTCCGATAACGTCTCTGGCGTCTGGTATGGCTTCTGGTCGGGATTCGGCAGCATCCTCGAGCGCGTGCTTGAGCTGGTCGTCATCGGCGGAATCTTGCTCCGCAAGCACAATTGCCACGAGCGAGGCTGCCCGTTCATAGGCAGATACCCCGCGGTAGAAGGCAATGGCTGGTCTTACTGCCGCAGGCATCACGCTAACGGAGGCGTTCACCTATGAACGTTGACGTTATCGGCTACATAATCATTCCGCTGGCGCTCGCTGTCATCGGCGGAACTATCGCAAGCGTGCGCGGAGCTGTCAAATTTGCTTCCTACATGACCCGTTCAGAGACATTTCAAGGCTCCATCGCGAAGACCAACCAGGATATCAGCGACAAGCTGACTACCTACATTGAACAGCACGAGAAAGAACACAAGGTGCTGACCGATCGTCTGCTTACGACGGAAATCCTTTTCAACGTGGAACACGTCAATGGGCATCACGTCGTGAATAGGACAAAAAACGATGTCTGAGTCTCAGCCAAAGACCTTTAACCCGACTGCTTTTGCCGTCGTCGCCTCGCTGGTTGTTGTCCTGGTCGTGCTGTCGTTCGGCGCTGGCATCGCAGTCAATTACTTCCTGATGGTGCATTACGTACACAACTTGCAGGCGTCACAGCAAGCGCAAGGTGTCAAAACCTGTCAGTTGCTTATAGGTCTCGACAACGCCAAGAACGGAATCCACTTCAGCGCGCCAACGAAGACGGGCACCGCAGAGCTTTACATCCTGCGTTTTACCGAATCGCTGCACCGTTTGGTCGTCGGAACGAAGTGTTACCAACTCGTCAAGCATTGAGGCAGCATGGCAGCTCCGCCACTTTACCTAACTCCTGTGCCCGCTGAAGACATCAACCGCGGCGATGGTCCGCTAGTTGACGACTTCTGCGAGGGTTACTGCCGCATCACCAAGGAATCGCTAGGTGGCCACGCAGGCGACCTTCTGAGGCTGCGTCCATGGCAAACGAATATCTCAGGCATGCTCTACGCGAGGCGTCCCGACTTCCGTCTGAGGCATCGTCAGGCGCTCATAGGGCTGCCTCGCAAGAACGGCAAGAGCGCGATCGGCTCTAGCTACGGTCTTGACGGACTCGTCAACGGTGCTGCGGGATCTGAGGTTTACTCGTGTGCCGCAGACAAAGACCAGGCGCGAATTGTATTCAACGTCGCTAAGAAGATGGTAGAGCTAGATCCCCAACTGTCAGAAGTCATAACAGTTTACAGAGATACCTTGGAGTATACTGAGAAGGGAAGTATATACAAGGTTCTTTCAAGCGAGGCATTCACAAAAGAGGGTTTGAACCCTACCACTATCGTCTATGACGAGTTGCACGCGGCTCCAACTGACGAGCTTTACAACGTCATGGCGCTTGCTCAGGGTACTCGTATTGACCCTTTGCTGATCATTATCACTACCGCTGGCGTCAAAGCTGACCAGACTGGTCAGGATTCTATCTGCTATCGCCTTTATCAGTACGGCGTAAAGATCGCCAAAGGCGAAGTTGAAGATGACACGTTCTTTATGGCTTGGTGGGGAGCGCCAGACGGAGCGGATTACCGCAGTGAGCAAGTCTGGCGTGACGCAAATCCCGGTTACGATGACCTGATTGATCCTGCCGACTTCCGCTCTGTCATCAACCGTGTAACAGAGAACGACTACCGCACGAAGCGCTTGAATCAATGGGTTAGCTCGGTTCAGGCATGGCTGCCGCAGGGAGCTTGGGACGGTTGCTTCAATCCCGAACGGCTATTCGAGCCGTCAGCACGAGGCGTAGTTCTAGGTTTCGACGGAAGCAGAAGCGGCGACTGTACCGCTCTGGTTGCAGTCACGGTAGACGCGAATCCCGTTGTCAAGGTGCTTGGCCTTTGGGAGAGACCTCAAGACTTGCAGGATTGGCACGTACCGCGGGGAGAGGTCAAAGACAGCATCCGCCAGGCGTGCCGCGACTTCAACGTACGTGAGATCGCTTGGGATGAATGGCTCTGGTCTGACGCTGCCGAAGAGCTGACAGACGAAGGCTTGCCAGTCGTCATCTTCCCTCAGCAGCTCTCCCGCATGGGGCCAGCAACGCAGCGCTTCTACGAGAAGGTCACGCAGCACCGGCTAGAGCACGACGGAGACAAGAGGCTTGCGCGCCATCTCGACAACGCGCAACTCAAGACAGACTCCCGTGGCTCGCGCATCGTCAAGGATGCTCACAACTCGCCTCGCAAAATTGACCTAGCCGTATCGGCAGTCATGGCGCTTGACCGCGCTGATTGGTGGCTCACTCAGCCTATTGAGGGATCTATCAGCTGGAAAGACGCTGCGGGCACCACTCATAGCCAGCTCATCTCAGAGACAAGGTTCGTTTGGTAATGAGGCAACTAGCAACCACCATGTATCGCAAAGCGACGACTGTTCTGCGAGGCGTGAAACTGCCAGAGATGTCTGTGCGGCTGACAGCATTCCAGTGCGTGTGCGCGTTCTTTACGCTCTATGGCGTCTCTTACTGGTCGGTTCCTATCGCCCTGGTCATTGGTGGCGTTGCCGGAATCCTGGTAGCAGAACGCCAGCAAACACAGCCTAAGCGAGAGGCACAATTCGCAGACCAGGCGCGCGACCTACGCGATACCTGCATCAGGGCGAAGGGTCTCGGTAACTCGACGGTTCAGATCGACGCGGTAATTGCAGCTCTAAATGAGGGGTAATCCATGACGCTATTCAACGCGCGCACTGAAAAGCGCGACGTTCTGTCGTCAGGGATTCACAACCCTTTTGAGAATCCGGCTGTCCCGCTTTCGTCTGTCGCCATGGATACGGTTTTCGGCGCACTCACGGCAACGGATTCAGGCGAGGTTGTCACTCCTGACAGAGCGTTTGCGCTGCCTATCTTCTGGCGCTGCGTTGGATTGCTGTCTACGGTAATCGCTGGCTGCCCGCTGGTTTGCTTCAAGAATCCTGGCAAGCAACAGGTAACAGTAAACGTGCTTGACCCTGACAACCAGAACACGACTTACACGCAGTTTGAGCTATGGGAGCTAGTCATAGTTCATCTTTGCGTCTTCGGAAACGCCTTCATTCTCAAGGTGCGTGCGCCTGGCCCCGATGGCCCAAACACAGGCGTAATCACTGACCTGAAGCCAATCAATCCGGCGCGCGTCAAGGTCACGACGATGAACGGTGAGAAGGTTTTCAACGTCCAGAAGCTGCGCCCAGACGGCACTGTAGACAACACGGCTCCGCCGATACAGCTTAGCTCATGGGAAATCATGCACATTCCCGGCATGGGCTATGACGGCGTTATAGGGCTGCCCGTTGTCGAGATGGCTAAGCAGACGCTTGGCACTGCTGCGGCGAGTGATCGCCTCGCAGCGAAGTTCTACGCCAACGGCACACTGATCTCAGGCGTCATCAAGGTCAAGGTACCGCTCACGCGTCAAGGCCAGGCGGATGAGATCAAAGCGCGCTGGCAGCAAAAAAAGAGTGGCGTTGACCATGCCGCTGAAGTTGCCGTGCTCGACGCGGAAACCGACTTTGAACAGCTTACTATTCCGCCAGATCAGTTGCAGTTCCTAGAGTCGCGGCGCTGGCAGACAACGGAAATAGCGCGCTGGTTTGGAATTCCGCCTCATTTGGTTGGGGACGTAGAAAAAAGCACGTCGTGGGGC